CTAATACGTTTAAGAAAGTCAATCATTTCCAATCACACTCAGCCATTAGCGTTGCCAATGCTGCCACACGGTTAATTTCTGGATTTGCTACAAAAGCTTCTTGATATTGATACTGTGCTAATACTACAATTGACTCAGCAATAGACGTAGTACTTTTTACTTTTTCTGGCATTTTATCATATAGCTGGCGATAAAGTATAGCTGACTCAATATCAGAATTTTCAGCAACCCATTTACGCATTTCAGTAAAGTTACGACCTTTTAAATGCGCAAATAATGTATTGATATTATCATCAGACTTATTTGCTAATATGCCAGAGTCAATACGACCAGTAGCAGAATAGCGCTGTAACTCGTTAAGAGCTCGACGCCAATCAGGGAAATAAGTCTGTACCACAGCAGCAACAGCCTTGCTATCATACTCCACTCCTTCATCATCAAGGATTTGTTTTACACGTTTAAAGAACTGAGTAGCCATGTCGGCTTTTTCTGAGTTAGGTATATTGAACTCAATTACTGAACAACGAGAATGTAAAGGCTCGATGATACGATTTTTAAAGTTACACGTTAAGATGAATCCACAATTTTTTGAGAATTCTTCCATAAAGTTACGAAGAGCCGGCTGAGTACTATTCGCATTCAGATAGTCCGCCTCATCAAGGATTACGTATTTACGACCACCAGTAAAAGATACAGTAGACGCAAAGTTTGCAATCTCAACTCGAAGTGTATCAATGTTACCATTCATAGACCCATTGATTACAATATAATCAGCGCCAATTTCTTCGAGCATTGCTTTCGCAATAGTAGTCTTGCCGACACCAGCTCGGCCGGCAAGAATTAAGTTTGGTACGTTATCTTGATCTACAAATTGCTGGAACGTAGCTTTGAGATCAGATGGAAGGATCGTGTCTTCTACACGCTTAGGACGATATTTTTCTACCCACAAAAAGTCTTGCATAATTTACCTCTTTCATTATAAACATTATATCACAGAAATTCAAAGATGTAAATTATTTACTTTCAAGGGCGATCCAATATTGTACCTTGTTAGATTTAAAGTGAGCCATACCTTTTGAAGAAAGGGATACGATATAATCAGTTGGCATTAAGCGTAGGTTTTCTACCTTAATAATCATTTCAAATACGTTACCATTACCTTCAGCAACATCAACACTATAGTTGTCAGCTGTTGGATTCTTTGAGTCTACCGCAGACACTGAGATAGTTGTACCATCAGATTTAAAAGCAATCTCACCAAGTTGAAGTACACCAGCCGCACGAATAACATTTTGAATATTTGACCACTCGACATTAAACGTGGCTTCGGGATTAGGTACTTCAATATCTTTTTCGGGTGGAGTAATAATCATAGACTCAGAAGCATATGTATAATTTACTCGACTACGACCAGATTGAATCGTAAATTTATCAGAACCAAATTGTACGTCTGGATCGTCAAATAACGATAGAGTTGAGAGAAAACGAGATAGATCGTATACAGCAGCAGGTGTATCAATGCTTTCATCGATAGAAGCTGCAGCCATTACAGTCTTTTGTGGAGAAATAGTACGTAGTACTTGGCCAGGCTTAAACATTAAGCTTGGGTTAATGGCAGAAAAGTTTTTCAATATTCCAAGAGTATCATCACTAAAATTCATCATGCGTTACCTTTCTTTTTTTCACGCTCAGCAGCCCGGCGTTGTTGCCGGCTCATGCTATCCATATTATCACTAAGCTTCCGAGATGTCAACTCATCTTTTGGTTCGAAATGCTTTTTATTCGATTCTTTACTTGCAGTAGGTGATGCAGCAATAGCGGCCATAGCGCCCAGTGATCCACCAAACATATAAGAACCTACGTGTGTCAATTGCATCCAAGGGCACAACCAAACTTTTAATCCAATCTTACGTGCATTGTAAGAGAACATATAATCTTCAGACAAATAGCGTTTACTATCTGGATCAATAATAGTATCGAAGAAAGCAGTAATTTCTCGTGTACCATCGAAATGTTCAGTACGAGCATGATCTGGTAAATACTTGAGATCTGGATATGCTTCAGCATATTTTTCAAATACCGAACGTTTAATCATCATAAACCCAGTACCACCTTCTTGAATTTCTACTGGCTCGTCAATACGAAATGACTTTACGCCTTTTACTGGATTGAATACGTAGTCACCAATAAACTGATCAAGTTGGTGTGGATTATCTTGGCCATAACCATGATCCATAGCTTGCTTTACTTTTTCCCAAGCAATTGTTTTCTTTGGATATGGGCCAGTTACAATGTCCATGTCGGTTTCTTCATCACATAGATGTAATAGAGTAAATACGTCTTTGTAATTAAATCCAATATCGCTATCAATAAAGAGTAGGTGAGTACAATCTGAACGAAGGAATTCGTCTACACAATAGTTACGAGCTCGTGTAATTAAAGACTCATTGAATAGATAATAGAATTGAATGCTGATACCGTATTTACCAGCAGCCATACACAAATCGTTAGTTGCTTTAGTAAACATACCAGCACATTGACCGCCATACATAGGTGTAGCAATCATTAGTTTTTTCTTTTGAAGGTCTTCTGTTTTAATTTCTAACTTCATTTATCAAGTCCAGTTATTGTAAGTGTGGTAAGCTCATCAGTATCAAATACAGTATCACCTAACATAGAAGTAATAGTTAAATCACCATAGTCTGAGCTATAAACAGTGTTAACAGTATCTTCAGGTGTAAACTCGTCTGCCTTTTGATCATGAATGTATAGCTGAATGAGTGCGTAATGTAATACTTTCATTAGATCTTTACGGGCATCGCTTTGGCTACCTTTCTTTCCATAGCGTTGAGCGTATTTAAGTACATTACCCATACAGAATCCAGTACCGTGGCCACCATCGATAATAAATTCAGTGGCTTGAAATTTTTCTTTTGAGTAATGAGAATCATATGTAGAGTCAACGTATTCTTGAAAATCTTTAATCAATTCGTTTTCTCTAAACTTATATTCTATCATTATATAAATTCCTCCAATGTATTAGCCCTTTCAATGTATTCGGCTTTCTGTGTATGATTATATTGCAAAACGTAGTCTGTGTCAACTAAAACTAACTCATTATTGAGATATTTTTTAGTCTCTTCTGCCATGTCAGTAGCAGTTTGTACTGGTACATTTTGGCAAATATGATTTGCTGATTTCTTAGGATTCAATAACTCAAAGTCTGAAGGTAGACCCATAATAGTCATTGCTTCCCTATATGTTATATATCGATCTTCTACAGGGTGCGTTAGCATAGTGGGATAGTGACCAACGAAAGCACCAATGTTATCCTTTGGAACAATAGTACCACGTCTCATAATATTACCACCGGCTTTGAGTTTAGCATCACGATACTTACACTTTTCTACTTCTTTTTCGTATCCATGCTTTTCCATCCATGCACCAACTTGCTGATAGTTATATCCCATACGCTCAATATAAGAAAACACGTCGGCATTACGTACCTTTTGTGGTTCTACAATCTCAGCAAATTCTTTATGAGTAATCCCACCGTGAATCTCTTCTAAAATAAACTTATAGTAAATATCGTCTTTCGATGGAGTCTTCTTATTAATAGGTTCCATTTGAAAGTTAGACTTTACACCGTTTAATACATCTTCAATAGGTGTATGTGGACGATTATAATAATTCATTAAAGGAGTTTTATCGCCTTTCCAAAAGAAATAGAAAGAACGTTCTCGTATTTGTGGTCCACCATGTAGTAATGTTTTGGTTCGATATACTGACATTGTATAGCCATTATCCTTACCAATTTTCTTTAACTCATTCCTAACAGTTTCACCAATCTTACCAGCAAAACCGGGAGCATTCTCACCCCAGAATACTTTTGGTCTCATTTCACCAAGCACATAATTTGCGGTAAGTCCCATCCATTTATTATTTTCGTTATGATCTCCAAAGCCATGTGACAATTGAGATAGACCTGCGCACGGGCATACAGTATGAACTACGTCGACTGAGTGCGGTGCTTTTTGTCCTTCATCGAGTAAATAGAAAGGTACGTCTGGCATGTAATTACGAATATGAGAATCATTGTCAGCAAATGCACTATAAGAAAGAAAATAATCGGGCTTACTGCCATAGGCTGCAGATGCTCCAATAGTTTCACCACCAATAAGTGGTACAATCGATGCGTGGCTAATCATACGTTCTCCTTAATTTTATTCATTAAATCTTCAAACGTAACCTCAGCATCTTGGTGCGCTTTGTAAAATTCGAATGCTTGTTCTCTATATTCATTACGGTATCCATCATCGGCTTCAAGCTTACGTACTAATTCTAAACTCTTAGCATTATCGCTATCAGCTTCGAGCCAAACAGTACCATTATTTGGTGTTTCAGTAAGAGGGTCGCC